TTCGCAAAGCCCCGCTCTCGGTCAAGCGTTGCGGTGTCTGCAAGGTCGTCGAATAGACCGCCTACACGGGATGCGGTGTTCGCCCCAGCAGCGGTTTCGTTGGTAATGGTTAAGGCGCTCGCTTGGAGTTGGCTTCGTGTTTGTACGCTCATTATGCGAAAGTTGAGTCAAAGGTTAGGTCAAAGACACCCTCGTCGGATGCATCGTAAACATTGTAAGTAATCGTATTGGCGTAGGTGTTGAAACCTATCGTTGCGGTTTGTATAAATGCCAAGCCCGTTTCAACGACCGCCAAAGCAGCGGCAACCGTGCTATTGGTATCGTAAACTTCATACTTATACGAGCCTGTTTCAAGCGACCCCACGGCAAGCGAAAATTGGTCATAGCGATTCGTGTAGTTGGAAAGGTTGGCTGATTTCAGCAGGGTGAAATCGGTCGTGGTGTTCTTGGCAATGCTCGTGAGGCGCAAGATGTAGCGGTCCCCCGTGCTTGCTCGCTCGGTCCAAGTAACCGTCAGGGTGTTGGTCGTGTCAGGGTTCAGGTAAAGCATCTGCTTGTAAATGTGCGATGCCCCCGAATTTCACAATTTGCGCCCAATCTGCCTGTACAACTCGGCCCGCTTCTTGGCGGTTTCGGCCACGTTGAACTGCTTCTTGATGTCCCTCGTTAGGTTGTCAGCCAAGCCCTTGCGAAGGTCGGGGTCAAGAATCAACTGCTTGATGTACTTGTACCAGTCCTTCGGTTTGTTGTAAGGAACGAGAAACCCGTTCTCTCCGTGTCGGATGACATCGGTGTAGGGGATGGTTTCGGATGCGATAATCGCCTTGTTCATCCAGCCCGCTTCGACGACCTTCAACTCGGACTTGAGTTTGTTGAACTTGGTGTCCCGGAGCGGTGCAAGGGTTACGTTCACGAAGTTGTAGCCACCGACATACGAGTAGATGTCAGCAGCCTGAATGCGTCCGTAGTTCGGGTTGTTCCCTTGGTCGCTGATGATTTTCTCGTAGCCCTCATAAACGGGGTTGTTGTCGTTCCATCCTCCGAGATAGAGGCGGTACTTGCCGTCAAGGTTTGCGTCCCAGCGTAGTTTCTGCATCGCCTCACGGAGCAGTTCCATGTCCTCGCCATGCTGCGCACCTCCGAACCACCCGAACTTGACGAGATGCTTGTCGGGTTCTTCTTCGGGGTTGGGAATGAACTGCTGGTAGGCTTCGTAGGGTTCATTCTGCAAAATGCTCACATTCGCATTTAGAGGCCGTATGCGAGAGGCAAGATGCTCGGTGGTACAGGTAACCCAATCGGCCAATTTTATGTGCTTACGGATGACCTCTGCGAGTTTGGTTTGGTGGTAGTGGCGGTACATGATGTGGCCGCTCTCAAGGACCCAGTAATCGTCCAAGTCAAGGATGACTTTGGCCCCATATTGGGTCAGGGCTTTGTAGACATTCTCCACCTGCTCCATGGTTCCTTGGCACCAAAGCCTGCTGAATAGGAACAGGTCAATGGACTTTAATCCCTCGTCGCTAATCGTGGTGATATTCTCGACGCACACATAGTCGAACTCCGGGTAATTGTCGCCCAAGTATGCGTTCGGCATTTCGAGGCGGTAATAACTGCACCCGGTTGGATGAGCGTTGTAAACAATGCAAATCTTCATGGCCGTAAAAATAAGAAGGGCAGCCATTGCTGACTGCCCTCCCAAACCTCAGTGATGAAAACCTAAGTCAAAGGTACTACGAACCGAGTATCTGCGCAGTCGATGGTGAAAAGACTGTGGATGCAATTGAGAACATCGGGTCGGGTTCCATCCCGGTCAAAGTCAACTCGTATCCGCTGCGGTCCCCGAAGGCAGTACCAGTTCCAGCGGTTCCAGCGGTTGCTTCCAAGCCGTTGGCAGAGCCTAACAACCAGTAGCGATTGTTGTTGTCCTGCACGATGACGATGACACGGTTGCGGACCAGCAAGCGGAGTTCGTTGCGGACTGCGACTTGCAGTTTGTTGATGGTGAAGGTTACTTCGGGGGTGTAGTAGATTGAACCGTTCTCGATGCTTGCGTTCAATGTTTCAGTCAAAGACGAAGTGGCCTTAGTCAAGTCGTACTCGAAGAACCCACCCGAAGCGTACCCCGTGAAGCCTGTAACCGCACCTGAAAGGTTGGCATTGCAGGACCCCGTTGGGATGAAGGATTGGACGTAAATTGTTTTGATTCCACCTACGGAATCACGGCAGCCGAGGGCGTAGCCAGTAGTTAGGGAGCAGGACATATGTGTGTTTGGGTTTTAAGTTACAAGAGAACAAAAAAAGCAGGGGGAGGTTTCCCTCCCCCCTACACATTAGGTCAAGCGGAAGTCTACAACCAAGTCTGGCCACGCTATTTGCACACCTGCTTTGAAGGCTGCGATACTTCGGATTTCGTCGTTTTCGCGCGCATAAAAGATGGAAAACTGCTCTTCGTCGGACAGCAAATCGGTCGCGTAAACGAAGTTTCCGAGGTACGAAGAAACGATGCGGTTAGTTCCAGTCAAGCCGGGGACTGCAATGACACGGACGTTTGTGCCGGGATACATGATGTCGCCATCCGCAAGTCCAGCCAAGTCAACTTGGTTGTACATGACGTTAGCGGTTGATTTGAATGCACCAATCAACGTACGGAAGTTGTCCCAACCGCAGAAGATTACGAGGTCAGTTTTGGTCAGAATGGCCTGTGGGATTTGGTTGTAGATGCCGTCAAAGATGGCGATTGCGTTGCCTGTGGTGATACCAACGGACGCAGAAACCGCTCCTGTGTTACCGCTGATGGTAGAACCTGATGCAGCGTTCAATAACTGGTTAACGCCTGAAAAGTAAGCGTTGCCCTTCCAAATTGCGTTCTCCAACGCTTCTGCGATACGGAGAACCTTCTGCTCGGCAAACGCCTGCTCGAAAGGAACGCCATCGTACATTGAGCCAGCGGTCAACTGGGTCTGCATCCAGTACTGCTCCAAAGAGCGAGGACACAAAGTTTCCATGACCTTCATACGGCCAACGGTTACGACACGCTGACTGAATGTGGTAGTGCCTGAACTTGTGTAACCGCAAGCATCACCGCTTTGAATCAAAGCATCGGTGTCCATGAGGTTCAACGCAGCAGCGAACTTAACACCAACTTGCTTGGTGAACAGGGCTGCTGAACGAGCGGAGAATACCGCTTTGGTGATGAGAGGAAGCCTCTCTTGGTCGGTGTAGGTGGCTAGATTGCCAAAATTGTAAGCCATTTTATTGGGGGTTTAGGGGTTTAGTTTTTTTTGAGTGATTGGAGTGCTTGTGCGAGTGCGTTGAAGTTCTGCGATGCTTGAGCCTTACGTTGCTCAACGATTGCGGAACCGCTGGCCTTGGGGGCTTCGGCTGGGAGTTCGGAAACCTTCTCGACGATGTCGGCCATGGTTTCAACCTGCGATGCGAATGCAGACATCTTTTCTTTCATCTTGCCCATCTCGGCATAGGCTGCCTTGAGTTCTTCCATGATGGCTCCAAGGTGCTTGGCAACGATGGCCTCAACGACTTCGGGGGTCATGGCAGGATAGGCTTCTTTGATTTCTTCGGTAACCTCAACGGCAACTTCGGGGGTGATTTCAGCAGCAACGGGCAACGGCTCGATGACCGGGGTTGCGACTTCGGCAGCGATAACCTCGACGATTTTGCCTCCTTCGGTCTTGATTGTGCCAACGCCTTCGACAACGTGTTCGCCATCGGGGGCAGGGAGAGTGCCGTCCTCGGCAACGACGTAAACGGCAGTTCCGGCAACGAGGTCCCCGTCAACACGGACAACCGTTCCGTCAACGAGTTTGTAGTCAGCGAAGGACTGCTTTTGGGTGCTGAATTTGCGGAGTTCAGTCCGCAGGGATTCGATTGCGTTTTTGAGATTCATAGTTAGTGGGATTTGTAGGTGGGGGTTAATTGTTGCAAAAAAGCGGTTAATTCGTCAGCGAGGCCAGCGAGTGCGACCTCCAGTTCGGATTCGGTCTTGTCCATCCCGAACAGGCCTTCAACGGAGAAACCCCGGAACAGGTTGCGGTTGTCCCACACTTCGTCGTTCTCAACCTTGAAGGAGCCGAACCAAGAGCCGTCGGGGGTGTCCTCGTAGCCCTTGGGTGGCATGATGCCACGCTCGGAGTCGGTGATGTAGGACTCGAACATGAACACGCCATCCAGTTCGGCGTTGTGGTAAGCGTTGACGTTGTGCTGGTTGCCCTGCTTGAAATACTTTTGGACTATCTTGCGGATGGTGGCTTTGTCAAAGACGACGTAGTATTCCCCGTAGGTTTCGTCCTTTCGAAAGATGGGTGTGTCTGCAAGCATGAGAGGGCCAGTCAGGACCCTGCGTTCGCCTGTTTCGGAGAATCGTTGTGGTGTCTTTGCGAAGGCTTGGAATGGCCGTTCGATGGCTGGCATATCGGTCAGGGCCACGAATTGGACCCCTTCATCCACCTCGTCCACGGTCATTCGGTATATTGGCAGTTCCATAGT